GGTAGTGGGGCAGCGCGAGGCGGGCACCGTACATCCACGACACGGGGTTCAGCCCATCCTCGATCATCTTCACGCACGCCATACGCTCGACCGGGTCGTTGGCGTAGAGCTCCACGCTCAGCGGCAGGGAGAGCTCGGCCAACGTCGCGAGGTAGGTCGTTTTCTTTGTGATCGGGGACGTGAACTTCGTCTCCGCGATGACCTTCGGCGTCATGCGTGATGCGTCGTACGTCAGGTCGCCCACCGCGTAGACGCACGCGCTCGGAAACTTGGCGATCTCCTCAGCCTCGGCCCACACGTCGAGCACCTTCGCGAGCTGAAACGTCTTCGAGCGGTTGAGGCCGCTAGAAGTTTTGAGAGATTCAAGGTACTCGGCCAGCCCGCGTGTCACCGCCGTCCGTACGTCTGTCTCGACGTTAGGCGTGTACACCGCGCGCTGCGTCGCGCTGCTGACGAGGGTGGTTCGGTTAGACACGGGATCGACCCGGTGCGGATCGTAGCGCAGTTTCGATCAGCGTGTTCACCTGCCCCGCGACACGCTCCTGCGCGACGCGAACGAAGTCGCGCCCCTTCATCCCGCGGCGCTTGAGAGTCTTCGCGATGGCGAACGCCACACGCTTTCGGTCACCGGGGCGCACCTGCGGGAACTTGATCGAAACCCACGTCTGAATCTTCCGCACGTTCGGCATCCGGCGCGGCCACTTCGCGCCCATCGTCACCGCGCTCGCATACTTCACCGCATTGGTCACGGCGACGAAGCGCTTGCCGGTGACGACCCGCCACGACTTATTCAGCGAGCCCGTGGCAACGGCGCCAGCCTCCTTCGTCGCGCGCTGCACTTCACGAAGAATGATCTTGCCGCTCTGCTGGAGCGCCCGCTCCAACGAGCGGGCCACTTCGGCGACGACCTTCTTCGGAATCCTGTCGAGCTTGGCGATGGGGACGTTTTGTCGGAGCGGCACGGCTACCTCCTCAGGTAGCCGTCGTCATCCGTGTCGTCGTACGCGCGCGTCACGTTGACCGACCACGCGAACTTGAGCGGCAGGTAGTTCGGCGTGCCTGTCAGCGTGAACCGCCGACGAGAGCCCTTTACCGTGTTGCCCGCCGCACGCGGAAAAAACACCTCGTAGTAAAACTGCTCGTCCTCGTCGGCAGGGCGGCCATCCCCGTGATACCCGCGAAGCTGGTCTTCCGTGTACCGTGGGCTGATCTCCGAGATGCGCACCTGCCCGCGCTCCACAGACCCGATAGCGAGTACGTCCGCGGTGAGCGCCGAGAAATCTTCGACCAGCGGTGTCGGCAGTAGCACGACCCGCTCGACGATCTCCTCGACGCCAGCCCCACGCCGGCCCTCACTCCACCGCGTCCACACGAGCGAGACTTGATACTGCCGTGCGCCGAGGTCCGTCGCGATCTGGCGGATACCGTCCACCGTATTCGTCAACGACGCCACGAGGCTGTCCCGCACGGTGGTCGCGGTGACGGTGTGAAAGCAGGGCTTGTACTTGCACCCGCAGGACATCACCGCACCGTCATGTTCCCGACGCGCGTAGACTTGAGCTTCGACGAGTACGGGTAGAGCGGCACGCCGAGCGTATCGGCGAGACGATTGGCCCAGCGGCGATATTCGCCTTCGAGCTGGTCGAGGTGCTCGCGGCGAATCTCCATGTCACCCAGGCGGTTCACCGCGAGGTTGCGCTGCCCCTCGACCAGCTGACACTCGATGTTGTCGAGCGTCTGAATGTGCGTGCGCACAATCGGGAGCGCTTCGTCGATCACGCGGTCCATCGCATTCTCGACGAGAAACAACGTCTGGAGCGGAATCGGGATGCCCGCGTTGAGCGACGCGATGGCCGTCACGTTCGGGTACCCGAGGTGGTACCGAATGCGAACCTTCTCCGTGTCGCTCAGAGGCATGGGCTACTCCGCGATGGGTTCGAGCTGGGCCTTGGCCTCGTGAAGCGCCTGCATGTAGCTCGGGCCGCAGGCATCGGAAACCACCCGCCCCGCACGGAGCGTGGTGATCTGACCGTTGACGTGCACGCGCACGTCGGCCTTGAGCCGGTACGGCTGCACACGAACGGGGGCCGCCGCGATGGGGGGCGGCGGCACGTTCGTGGTGATGTCCGCGTCCACTTGGTCGAGCGCGTCCAGCGGATCGCTCGTGGGGGTGATCCCGCCGACCTTGGCGGCTTCCAGGGGATCAGCGACGGTTGCTCGCGTCTTCGCCATAGCGCGAGTGTAAAGGGTGGCGGTGTCGGGTGCTAGACTCGTCTGCGGTGTTACAACGGATAACCGCCGAGGACGGACGCCGCTCGTTGTCTAGCACCCGACGGGGAGATCAAACGGCGAAGTTTGAGAGCTCCCTTCGACTCGCTCGCGCCCCGAAGGGTGCTGGAGATCGTACCGCCGAGATTGGGCGTGCTCATGGTGTGAACCAGAGGTTGCCCGACTCCTCACTGGTTGGCTGTCGCGGCTATGCCGTGACCCACTGAGGCTGACCACCTAACTTGGCTGCCTGCCGGTGTTAGCGAAGGAAGCTCCCAAAGGGAGCCCGAGGTCGAAATTGATTATGCCCGGCGCGCTGTAGAACGCAAGGGGCGTGCGGAGAAAAGCAGAAGGCCGAGGTTTCCCCCGGCCTCCGACCAGCCCTCTTGCGATCAGCCAGCGTGCTGGAGACTAGCCCTACGCACGATATCGTCGAGCTCGCCCTGCGTGATGCCCCTGAGCGCGGCGAACTGACTGAGGGTACGGGATGCCTTCTGTGCATTGCACGGGCGGCAAGCGGGAACGACATTCCCGACAATGTGCCCGCCGCCCTGCCTGATCGGCACGAGGTGCTCTAGGTCGAGAAGGCACTGCGCGGCGCCGCAGAACGCACAGGCGTGTCCGAACGCATCGAGGACCGCAGCCCAATCGCGCGTTGAAAACCCATACGGCAGCCCCGCCATCTTGGCGCGAGCCCGCCCGTTTGAGCAGGCGTTCTTGATCCGCGACGCCTCGGGGTTGGCTTTCAGACGATTCTGATTGTCTGCCCGCTTCTGCGCTGCCCACGCAGGGTCGTCGGCCCTCTTTCTTCGCGCCCACTTGCGCATCGCCTCGGCTCTGGCAGCCCGCTGCTCGGGTGTTGCGCTCGTTTTGTACCTTGCGGCGTCGCGCTTGTTCTTGGCAGCGTGCCACTCGGGCGGCTGAGCATCGAGCCAAGCAACTGCACGGGCCTTCGTACATTCCCGACAGTAGCCGGAAGTACGAAGGCCCGTGGGTTTCTTCACTGTGTAGAACGCGGTGACCGGCAGCGTGCGAGCACATTGTGGGCAGTGTTTCACGTCGCTCATACAAGCGACTTACCACACCGCCGTTATAGTGCCAACCCGCTTGTACTCACCCCGCATGTTGGATGATGCCCACGCGCTTGTAGCGCGCGGCGTCGCCCGTGGTGGCGTCGGTGCGCACCGGCCAGTCACCGATGAACCGCCAGCTCGCGCTCACCATGTCTTGCAGACGGTTGAGCGGCGAGCGGAGGATCATCTGGATGCGGTCGCTGAACACCTCGATGCCCTGGTTGGTGATCTTGGCGTCCGCGACCTTGCCGTTGAGCCCCGCCTCCGTCACGAGCGCCGCGAGGTTCGAGTACATCTCGAAGATGTAGTCGCGCCCCGTGAACAAGATGCGCTCGACGCGCTGGCCGCCCACGGCGCCGTTGGCCGTGAGCTCGCCCGCGAAGTCGTCGTCCTGGCTGTACGTCGCCGTGCTGCCGCCCAGCACCGTCTCGACGGTGGGGCACTCCGTGTTGCGCACGAAGATCGTGTTGAGAATCTCGCCGAGGGCGAACTGCTTGTACATGTAGTAGTCGGGCAGCGACGTGTTGAGGCGCTGGAGGTCGCTGTCCTCGTACATCTTCGCGACCGACGTGGGCGAGCAGTGCGCGTGGAAGCGCCCGTCTTCGTGCTCGTTCACGTTCATCTGCCACAGGCGCGCGACCATCGAGCGCACGCTCGACAGGGTGGGCAGGTCGGTCGAGATGATGTCGTCGATCTTGTTGCCGCCGCCCACGCGCACCATCGCCGTGCGATCGTCCGAGATGACGTACGCGCGGTTCGCGACGCTCGTGGTGCCGGCCGACAGCGTCAGCGTGCCGGGGCCGATCTCGTCGCCCGCGGTGTCCGGCGTGTAGCCGATGACGTTGAAGGACGCCTCGGCGCCGTTGTCGAACACCTTGATGGGCAGCGGGTTGCTGGAGCTCACCGCGGTGAAGCGCACGGCGTTGCCGCTCGTGCTGCGCGCGCGGGTGAACCCGTTGAGGCGCTTCACGCGCAGCGTGGTGCCCGACTGCGCGCCGTCGGCGACGGTCCAGCCCGACTCCGCGGCGTTGTACGCGCGGTTGCGCACCTTGCGGTTGAGCGACTGCGCCGCCTGGAGCCCGAGCTGCTGGGCGTTGCGCAGGAAGAGGTCCGCGATGGCGACCATGCTGGTCGGCATGTTCGTGTCGATCGTGCCCGCGTACTGCTGGAGCTGAGCCTCCCACTGCTCGGCGCCGTAGGTCTGCGGGATCGGGTCGGTGCCCGGCTGGAGCGGGCGCATCGACACGGGGAGGAGGCCCGGCGCCGTGAAGATCATCGAGTCGCCCACGCCCGCGGGCCACTCGCGGGCGGCGACCTCGGAGCGGAAGATCAGCCGCGGGAACAGCGCGTCGTGAAACGCGCGCTCCAGCAAGTTCTCCTGCACCAGCGCTCGGACGGTCGCGTTCTGTGCGATGATCGAAAACTCGGGCATCGTGCCTACCTCACTCTGGCGATGTTTTTACATCGCGGGTTTTGTGTAGCGCAGTTTGCCACCGCGCTTTCGTTTTGAAAAGCCTAGCCCGTCAGGCCGAGCGAGCGCAAACGCTCTTTGTACTCGTCGGGCTTCATCTTGAGCGCGTCGCGGGCGCCGTTCTGCTGGGCCACCCGCTCGTTGGCCGTGCCCGCGCTCGGGGGCGACTTGGTGGCGGCAGCGTTCTCCGAAACCCCCGTCTGCGCCGGCACCACCGTCTCGCGGAAGATGTACGGAGCCTCGGTGCGGAGGTTGTTGAAGAACGTCACTTCGTCGAACTTGCGGAGCTGCTCCTCGGTGAGCCCCTTGGTGCGGGTGCGCACGAGGTGCAGCGCATAGTCCACATCTCGGATGCCGCAGTTCGAGGCGGCGATGCGGAGCTCGGCCTCGGCCTGCGCGGCGAGCGCTTCGCGGCGCGCCTCGCGCGCCTCACGTTCGGCCTTGGCCTTCTCCCGCGCGAGGCGCTTGATCTTGTCCTCGTCGGCGCGGCCGGCCTGCGCCTGCTGCCCCGGCTTCTGCTCGGGCTTGGCCGTCTGGCGCTGGTGGTTCTGCTGCGTCTGGCTCGGCTTCGTCTCGGTCTGCGCGGCGGGCTTGGGCTCGTTCCGCTTCGCAGCGAACGACGCCTCCATGTCTTCGACCGACGCGAAGCCCAGGCGCTTCGCGAGCTCACGCTGACCCTTCAAGCGCTCCTCGCGCTTGAGAGCAGCCATCGCCTTCGTCGGGAGCGTGACGACGTTGCCGCCCTGCTGCCCACCGTTGGCGTTGTCGGGCTGCTTCTGCCCCTGACCCTGCGTGGTCGTGGGCGGCGTGACGACGTTGCCGTTCGCGTCTGCCTGTGCCTGCTGTGCCTGGATGGTGACTTCGTCCATGTGCCTGTCCCTCGTTCGTTTAACCGGCAATTAACCGCTGCCGTGGCGTTGAACGACTCAACGATGGGGCTGCCTGCGGGACTCGAACCCGCACCCGGCTCTTTACAAAAGAGCTGCTCTGCCTTCGAGCTACGGCAGCCTGCCGTGTGTTACGGGGCGAGGAAGCCCGCGTCGGCGCTCATGTCCACGGCCGCGCGCGGCCAGTAGATCAGCGTGAAGCCCGTCACGGTGTTCGGGAAGGTGAGCACCTTCCCGTTGTCGCTGAGCTTCGCGATGCCCATAGCGGCCGAGGCGCCGCCGGGCGGGATGATCGCCGTGCCGCCGTCGTCGGTCACGCCGTAGGTGCCGACCGACGCGCCCGTGGCCGAGGCCGCGACGCGCAGCGACACGACCTGCCCGATGGCCGGCAGGTTCTCGCCCGACTCCAGCTCGATGCCCGTGATGGTCGCCGCCGCCTTCACCGCCGCCGTCGTGATGTCGGGGGTGGCCGTGGCGGTGAGCCCGCTCACGACGACCTTGATGGGCGTGTTCATCTTCCCGAACTGCATCTTGCGCAGCAGGTCGGGGAGCGAGTCGGGTGCAGCCTTGTCCAGCAGCCGGGTGTACGTCTGCGTCTTGTTCGTCGTCATCAGCCACTCCTACGGTTCTTGGGCGAAGAAAACTTCGACCGTGGTTTCTACACCCGCCTCGCGCGTCAGGTCGATGGCCGTGATGGGCTCTCCCGAGCAGACGATGATGGCGAAGGGGTTTACGGGGATCGCTTGGTTGTTTCCGTCCGCAGACGTGATGCGAACCCGCACCTTCGCGGAGCTCCGCACCGTCAGGTAATGCGCCTCAGACAGACCGCTGAGATCGACATTCACGGGCGAGTCCGTACTGAGTGTGTACGCCCCGCGGACCCACCGGGACATGCGCCGCACGTCGCTCTCCGCGATGGTGCACGCCGCAGCGCCTACCCCGGTCGTCGGGGTGGCGGTGATCGCGATGTCGGTGTTCAGCGTGTCGGTCATGGGAATCCTAGCGCCGGTATTCGGCGCGGGGGGAGAGCTACCCCCGCACCACCGCTACCGGCAGCGGTCTACACGCGCAGGCACGACGCGCGATAGTCAGAACGGCTTGGGGTCGGGAGCCGCCTTGGGCCACGCCTTGAGGGGCAGCGAGTCGTTGAGCGAAATGCTGCTCATCGTGTCGCACGGCTTGCCCTGATCCTTCGGCACGCCGGGCGCCGGGGCGTCCCCGAACCCCGCGGGGCTCGTGCCGATGGACACCGCCTGCGTCCGCGAGCTGCGGAGCGTGGAAGCCGACTTGAACGCGCTCATTTCTTCGTACCCAACCACTTCTGCGGCGGGGAGGTGGTGGAGACGACCGGCGGCAGGTCTTCCCACGAGCGAGCGTCGGCCCCCGCCGTAATCGGCCTGAGCTTCGCGGGTGGGTCTGCGTTCGCCCCCGGCACGGTGCCGGTGCCGAATACGGGGAGCGTCGCAACCGGCTTGATGTCGTTAGCTGCCATGATGCAAGCGTCCCCGATTCTTTCAGAACGCGCAACTACCGCCGCATGTTCGCGACGGGCGAGACGCGCTCGGGCTGCGGCGGGGCCTCTTCGGCAGGCGCACCCTCGCCGGTCACCTCTTCCACACCGAGCGCCGGGAGCACTTCCTTGGTGTGGAAGAGGAAGCCGCCGAGAAGGTCGGCGTCGCTGGCGTAGCCCTCGTCGGCGAGGTGCTCCCCGAGCTCCATCGCCTCCTCCATCGTGATGTCGCCCATCACTTCCTTCATACCCAGCACGAGTTGGGGGTCGAGCATCCCCATGACCTCGGCGAGCTTGAAGACTTGGTCTTCGGAGAGCGGGTCTTCCCCGAGAAGCTGGGCTTGATCCATCTCGACGAGGTTGTCTTCGATGGTTTCGGCCGCGTCTTCGAGCAGCTCCATGATGGGGGCGAACTTCGTGTCGCCGCCGGCCATCATCTCGCCCTCGCCGCCCTCGGGGGCTTCTTCACCCTCGGGCGTCTCCTCCATCCCCTCTTCCTCGGGCGGCGGCTCCGGCTGCTTGCCGTTCATCGCCATCATCTTCTTCGGGTCGATCGCCATGATGGTGCTCCTCCGCAGACGCTACCGAGGCGCTGGACGCTAGCGCAAGGCTCGCCGCCTGCCATTCACAATTTCATACGCCGGAATACCCCAACCGCGCCGCCAGGGGGTGATTACCGCGCGGTCGTTGGGGCGATTCGGGGGGTGAGGCCACGTCGCACCGATCATGCGGTGCGGCGCGCGAGAGTCCGCGGGCATCTCGAAAAGCCTGTCGCCGGCTACGACCTGACCGTGCAGCACGAAGCTGTCGGGAGCCACCTTGTCGTCGTACGGGCGGCCCGTCGCGTCGTCGATGCGCTCCGTCCACCGCTTGCGAATATCCGGCATGGTGCCGTGAAGCGCACGCACCGAGCGATCTTGCGCGGCGTTGTACGCCGACGCTGCGCTGTACGAGGCGGAAAGCTCTACACGCCAGCGGTGCGCATGAATCGCCTCGTCAATCTTGGCGAGCATGATGTGTGGCTTGTCGCCGACAGAGGCCGACTCACGCGCGACCCTTTCAACCAACGCGCGCATCTCGACGCCCCACCCCATCGTCACGCTGCGGTGATACTCGGCGTTCATCGTGCGGGCGACTTCGGCGCGGTCGGTGCGCTGGCGAATGTTGTCGCGGAGCACGCGAGGAACGCTGCCCTCGAAGGCTCGAACCATGCGCAGTGTGCGCTGTTGCGAGTCCGCGATGGCGTCGTTGACGATGCCAACCATTTCGCCGCTCACCGCGTTGACCACCTTCACCGCATCGTTTGCGATCAAGTGGTGCACGGTGCGTGACACGCGCTCAGCGTTCTGCTGCGGCGACCCGCGGCGGACGGTGCTCGTGCGAAGTTCCGCGAGCACGACGTTGAACACGTCGTCCGCTGCCCGTCGCGCACGACCGTCGATCAGTCGGTCCACGTCATCGTGAAACCCTACGAGCTGTCGTTGCGGGTCTGGCTTCGGCATTACAAACGCGCGCGGTCTTCGTCGTGGATCGAGTCGTGGCAGGTCGTGCAGAGCGTCACGATGTTGTTGGGGTCGTTAGACTTCCCCTTGGCGGCGAGCCATCGAGACACGGGCGCTTCGAGCCCGCCCTTGTGGTGCACGATCAACTTCTGATTCGTGCCGCACGCCTTACACCGAAACTCATCACGGCGCATCACATCGCGCACAAGCGTCGGGGGCAGACCGCCCTTACCGCCCGTCGCGAGTGTGGCCCCAGCGCTCGCGGCGTCACGGCGAAGTCGCCGCAGAACTGCCTCGTCGTTGGGGTCTGTGTTCTTGCGGTTGTGGAGCCGCTCTTGGATGCGCGCCGACCGCTGTGCCGTAACGAGGGCGTCTCCCATGCAGGGAGCGTAGGTCAGGCGAAGCGCCCGCGCGAGTCGCGCTTACGCTTCGACACACCACCCGCCGCGATCCATGCGGGGCGCGCGACCGCAGGCCGGGTGCGCCCCGAACGCCCCATGATGCGGTCCATCGGTGTGCGCGGCTGCCGAGAGCGAGACGCTCTGTACGCAATTCTGGTGGTACCGCATCACGTCGTATGCGTTCCCAGCCGGCCCCGCACTACGAATGCGGTTACTCCGATGGTTCAAGAACGCTTCGTACGCGCTCCGAGTGGTCGCCACGGAAACCGTGCCCCTCTAGACGCGCGGCGTGGTGCTGAACCTGCCGCATCGCCGCCTCCATAGTGGGAGTCACACGGGCAGGGCGGAATGTCGTTCGCGCAGCCATCACGCAAACCGCCCGTGAGCGTCCCGCTTCTTCTTACCAGCGCGAAACCCGACGGCAGCCTTCGCCACCTTGGACGCCACGCTGCTCGTCCCGAACGTGCGGTTGATGCTCGCGATAGCCCCCGACTTCATCGCAGCGTTCGCGCGGTGCGCGGCAGCACCCAACTGAGCGTACCGCCCCGTCGCGCCGGAATCGGGACCGAGCTGTCGCGAAAGCCCGGCCGTAGCGATGCGCGCGACGTGAGCCGCGGGGGACAAGTGCGCGGCAGTGACCGCCGCGTCGCGTGCCAGCCGGCCAGCAGCCTGGAGTTTTCTACCCATGTGTTTCCTCACCTGTAGAGGCGCGCGCCTCGGAAGCCAGCGCCAGCCATCCTTATCGCACCGATCATACCACGCAAGCCGCCGCGCACGATGTAGACCTTTTTACCCTCGGGGCTGTAGTAGAAGACGCCGCCCTTGCTGCCCTTGTGCAGCACATGCGGCACCTCCTCGTGTGCGTGTTTCAGCTCCTCGGACAGCTCGCGCATCTTGGTGCGGTGGTCGGGGTGCTGGAATCCCGCGCGCCCGGTCAAGAACATCATACCGACGCCTCCCATCCCACCCGCAACGTACGCCTCGCCGCGGTAGCCCTTGTCGCTGCCGAACAGCTTTTGCATGAGTGTCTTCCGCTGATCCGGCTTCAACGGCTTGTCGATCCCGTGCTTCTTTTTAAACTCTCGAAACTTTGTGGCGATAGCGGACTGCAAGCGGTGAACCTGCCTGCCGGGAGCTCCCAGCGCACGCCGCACGCGCTGCCCAAACGACCGCTCGTACGTTTGCTCAACCTTCGTGCGAACTGCGGTCACCGCACTACGGTGGGTTTTGTTGTCGGCCACTCGCTGCTTCACGGAAGCAACACGGGCTGACGCCTGCTCTGCCTTGCTGACTGCGTCAGCCCACGCACGCTCCGTGGCAGAACCGGGTACGCGATCGTTCTTGGGGCCGCGCGCCAGGGACGCCTCGCGAAGTTGTGCTCTTGCGGCCTTCGCCGCCGCACGGGCCTCGCGAGCCTCACGGCGCAACACCTTCGCCTCGTCTGCATTCTCTTTCAACAAGCCGTCTAGCCGCGCTCGCTGTTCGTGAATACGCAGACGCCCGCGCGGCGTAGGGGGTGGTGCGGGCGGCGGCGGGGCGGGCTTTCCAGACGCTGCCTCGCGACCTTTCGCTAGCTTGACCAGTCTGTCTTTCTCTACTTGAGCAGCGAGCTTTTCTAGGAACACCCGCGATTGCTTCGCGGCCATGATCTCCGCAGTGCGCGCCTTCGTGAAGGTGTGCCCGAGTCCGTATGACTTCCGGCGCTCCTGGGCCATTCGCGCCCTGATCTCTTTACGGCGCGCTTTGATGGCTGCGCGCTTGGCGCGCGCTACGCCGGCCGGGGACGCCTCGAACTCAGCCTTTCGTGCAGCCGCACGCTCTGCGCGCTCGCGCGCCCACTGCGCCGCCGCGAAGGACTTGCCTGCGGACGTTTCACTGAGACTGCGGACGGCGTCTTTCTCGGTACGGCGCTTCTTCTCTGGAACGCCATCGAGCTTTCTCGCAGCGTCCGCGCTCATGCCCGAGCTCTCTGCGCGAACTCGTGCGCTGTCCGCTTCGTCGTTTCTGCCCTCTGCTCTAAGGGCACGTTCGCGTGCACGCCAATACTTCTCGCGAGCGTCCCAATGCTCTGCCTCCAGAGAGCGCTTCACATCGTGCTTTTTGTGCATCCGATGGAAATGCGCCGCGACACGACGGGTGCGCTTCGCCGCGTCCATCAACGACGCAGCGAGCGTTGTGTCCCCACGCGCCATCGCAAGCTGTGCGCGCCGCAGTAGGTCGCTGGCGCGCCGCCCGTACTCACGAGCCCGGTCGATGTTCGGGCGCCGATCGGCGCCCGGCCCGACTTGAATATCCAGTCCAAGGCGCGCCCGCTGCTTTGCAACTTGGCGGGCAACCGCTTCGTTGAGCCGCGCAGCGCGGTCAGACGGGGACTGGTTCTTCTTTGTCAGCCACTTAGTCTTCTTCGGTGCGCGGGCCATGCCGCCAGACTAGCGGCGGCCCTTCGCCGAAGCGAGCAGGCGCGCTTCGAGATCGCTCTTGGGACGCACCTTCGGCGCGTAGGCGCCCATCTCTTCGCTCTCCGGGTAGCTGAGCCAGAGCACTTCGGTGCGCGTCCCGCGGTTCTTTCCCGCGAGCAACGCCGTGTCGAACCGCACAACGCGCCACCCTGCGTACAGCTCGTTGTACAGGTCACTGTCGTACCCCGACACGGCAACCCGGCCGCCGTACCCAACGATGGTGTGCAGGCGCGCCGCGAGGTGCCGATGGTGCGCGTCGTCCATCTCGTGCGCGTACGCGACGCCCTTGCGGGTTCCGAGCACATACGGCGGGTCTGCGTAGACGAACACCTTGTTGGATCGGCACTGCGCTTCGGTGCCGTACCCCGTGAGGAAGTCCAGCGCGTCGGCGTTGTCGATCTCCGTCACGCGCACGAGGGCGCGCGCGTACTCGCGGAGCTGGTCGATCTTGCCGTAGCCCTTGATGTAGCAGCGGCCGTAGCCGTTCGTGGGAAGGTCGATCCCCGCGAACCCCATGCGCGAACGGCACCAGAAACGACGGGCCTTCTCCACGGGGTCGTCAGCGGGCTCGCGGGCGGCAACGAGCTCGTCGCGTGCGTGCGGAGACAGCTCGACGACTTCGTGCAGCGCGTCGGGCTGGTTCCGCAGCACACGAAAGAAGTTCACCACGTCGCTGTCACGATCGTTGACCGCATAAAACTGGTACGCCGACAACGGCAACGCGAAGAACACCGACCCCGCGCCGAAGAACGGTTCGATGTACCAGTCGGCGCGCGCGAAGTGGGGGATCAACTGGTGGGCCATGACCCCCTTCCCCCCGTAGCGCTTCACGATGCTGCCTCGCTTGGTCACGTCGGCATCGTTCCCCAGCCCACCTTGGGCTTGTCCTCACCGGGGCCGCGGTTGATCTCGACGACGGCCCACGAAGGGCCCTTCGCTGCGGCGCGCTCCGCATCCGGCGTGTGCGTCTTGCAGGCGTACACCGTCGAGATGCGAATGTGGTTCACCGCGGGCTGCGTGGGTCCGTTGATCTTCAACGGAATCATCATCGCGAGAAACTTCGCCGGGTCGGTCTGCGCAAGCACGTCGATGCCGGGGTCGCGCTTACGGAGCTCCTCGTAGGGCACCATCACGATGATCCGCGTGAGCGGGTGCGCGGGGCACCCCCCGACTTGGCACTTCGTGCCGGGGGGAAACGCGTACTTGGAGTGGTACTGCTCAGGCGTCGCACGCCCGCCCATGAACCGACGACGGTGCTGGATGTTCTGCTTGCTCATCGCGCTCTCCTCGTTCTGTACCCGAAGCACTGCATGATCGCCGGCCACCCGCCCTGGTTGAACGCGCGTGCCTTCGCGTCGATGTGCAGGTCTACGACGGGCTTACCCTGCAAGCCGTCGTCGATGGCATGAAACACACCCGGTAGGTAGGCCAGCACGAAGGCCAGCATCTCTTGGTAGCGGTTCTCGAAGAACCCTTGCTGCTCTTTCCAGAGCACAGGGTCCACCTTCACAACCCCCGCAGTGACCAAGGGGTCCAGCCGGGGGTCTACCCGAAGGGCTCGGTTCGCACGGTCGGAGCACAAAAGCAGGATGTGCCCGGCGCGACGCAACGACCGTAGGGTCAGCGAAGCGCCCGGCACAAGCTCCAGCGGTGTCTCCAGGTCGTCGAACGCGCGCGTGTCGTCGCGCACGATGACGCCGTCGAACTCGAACGAGATCAGCATGTCACTCGTCGGGGGCGAGGTGGCTGTCGAACTCGCCGACGACAAGCCCGTGCGTGGCGCGAACCATCTCAGCGATGATGGTGTCTTCGTGCTTCCCGCGCCACGCACCTGTGACGATCGCCCCGTCGGGGCCTACGGCGATCGTGAAGAAGTCCGTGATCTCACCTTGCGCGACCATCTTGGTGAAGGCCGCCGCAGCGCGGAGCGTGCCGCGACTGACGGGCTTCGGCTTCGTCGGCTCCTTCGGCCCGTCCTTGGCGTCGAGCAAAACGAGGCGCGGCTTGTTGAAGTCACCCATCAGCGGACCCTCCGATTGGCCTTAGCGGCGCGTGCGATCTTGTCTCGCATGAGTCGGTGAGGGTCCAGTACGCGGTACCGCTTGCCACCTTTCGGCGTCGCCGCCGCTGCGATCAGCCCGTCGCGTACCCACTGCACGACCATCTCGAACGACGCGTTGTACCAGCGCATCACCACGTCTGCGGTGACCCACTCCCCCTGCGTCATGTTGTCGAGAATGGGGTAGGTGATGCCGTACTTCGTGTCTTGAAGCACGGTCGGCTTTTCCGTGCCTGCCTTGGGTGGGAGAGGCACGAACTTCGGGTCGTCGAGGTACTCCGCGCGACCGATCCAGCTCGGGTACCGCGCCGTGCCGAGCACGGGGCGGCTGTTGTGAATGAAGAACGAGCTCACTCGATGGGCTCCTCGGGCAACGGCTCCTCGCCTTCGGCCGGCATACCCTCTACGCCCTCCTCCCCTTCGAGGCCGGCGAGCTCCGCGTCGAGTGCGGCGAGCTCTGCGTCGAGCGCGGCGTCGTCCTCGGGGGCACCCTCCTCACCCTCGGCGGGCTCGGCGGCGGACTCTTCCTCCATCTCTTTCTGCATCTGCATCTGACGCTTGGCCATCTCTTCCATCTTGGCCATCTCTTCGTCAGCGTCTTGCTTGATCTGGTGGATGGTGTCCGCGGGATCGTCGAGCCCGAAGTACGGGCCGATGAACTTCGTGGCCGTGAGCGCATCCACGAGCCCCTTTTCCTTCGCCGTGCCGGCCGCCTGCACAGCCGTGTTGGCGTCCGAGAGCGTCGGCTGGAAGTATGGGCCCCACGCCAACGTGATGTGGTCGCTCGACCCGAACTTCCGCGGCTCGAAGCTGCGCTCCCCCGTGTCGGGGTTGGTCACCGGGCGCATCGGTAGATCGAGCACCTGACGCACGACGCCGATCCCTTCAACCGGGCGCGGCGTCAGGGCCGCCTTGCACACCTTGATGACGATGCGGAGCAACCGCTTGATGCCCCGCTCGCCGTACTGCTCGCGCAGCACGTCGGCCTTCTCCAACATCGAGCTGTAGTCGCGGTCGATCTCCGTGGCGGTCTTCGCGACCTGCGAGCTCGACTGGTCGATCACGACACGCGCCATGCGGCACACGAGCTTCTCGAAGCGCTCGGCGAGCTCCAGCGCAGCGCGAGGGCCCTGGCCGTTCATCTCCATGTAGCTTGCGTTGCCCTTGCTGAGCTTGAGCGCGTTGCCGGAGCCCTTCTTCAAGCCCTCCGGCATCTCGTCTTCCGACACGATCAGCAGCGTCGGGTCGCAGTTGGAGATCACCCCGCGGTTGGCCTGCGAGATGAGCGCGTCCATCTGCTCCATCATGTCGAACGCACCGTGCGCGTCAGGGTCGCCGTCGATGTCGTCTTGCACCTCTTGGTTCTGAATCCACACGGCGGGGCACTCCCCGATGCCGTGCTCGACGCGGTTGGAGTCAAACTCGTTCCAGTTCGGCTCGCCCTTGTCGGCCGGCACGCCCTCCCACACCTCGTCCGACTGCGTGTCGATCACACGGCGGTAGAAGAACGGCCGCTGCTCGACGATGCGGTTCTTCTTCTCGTCGAAGGTGACGACGGGCTCGTAGTAGACGTAGCGAACTTCGAGCTTGCGCAGCGTGTTCTCCGCGCGCGACAGGTACATGGGGATGCACCACCGCGGATCGAACACCTCGAAGACGGGGCGCCCCTTGTCGAGCTTGAACCCGATGGCCACCGAGCCCATCGCGCCGCCGTAGTTGCGGGCCATCACCATCTTCGACCACAGCCGGCCCTCGTCGCAGATCGCGCCGAGCATGTCCTCCGTATCGGGGTCACCCGGCACGCGCACGATGGGGTGTCGCCGCTGCGAAAAGAGCAGGCCGGTGAAGCGCTCGACGATGACGCGACCGAGGTGGTACGGCGCGTCGGGCCGGCGGTACTTCAACGAGAGCGTCTGGTCTGGGTTGCCCTCGAAGCCCGGCGGGATGTACCCGGTGTGTGCGACGGAGGCGCGCTGTTCGGTGGGCAGCACGGGGGTGCCGTCCCACGCAACGCGCCGATGGTCGTACTGCTGCGCGCGGAAAAAGCCCCACAGCCTGTTCAAGTGCATCTGGCGCGCGGTCATGCGGTCGCCAGACGACATCTGATCGAAGGCTGCAATCGCGGTGTCCCGGCCGGTGCCGTCGTTGGTCACGCTCATGGCTCGTACCTTACCCCGTCACCGCTGGAGCAGGGAGTGCTTGAGCAGCTTTGCCTTCTTGGCTTCCTTCGGGCCGACGGTGCGCGCACCTTCACGAGCGAACCAGCAGTTGTGCACCGCGTAGCCGTGCACGACGAACGACTCGTCTTCCTCGACGTGCAGGTTGTAGACGGTCCCGCGGAACGTGCTCTTGTCGATGCGAAGCAACGGCGCGCGCACACCCTCGGGAACCCGCTCCGTGTGGTACCCAGCAGCGGGGGGCCGGCGCACCGCGCCCCCGAAATGAACGCGGTCGAGGTCGCTCCCCGTGTTGTTGTAAAGCACGGCGGTGTCGTGCACGCCGAGGGTCACGCGGTATTGCCCATCGACCAGCGACGTGACCCCCGTGTTCGGGTTCGTGTACAGGTGCTCGCCCTTGTCGATGATGAGCGAGGGACGAAACCCAGCGTCTACGAGGGTCTGGCGTGCCTGCTCGGCCATGCCGAGCGACCGGGTACGCAGCACGAAGGCGCTGTTGCCGAAGCGATCCACAGGCATCGGGTCTTCGGCAACGAGAACCCACCCACGGAGAACGGCGAGACGCAGGCTTGTGGGCGCACGGAGCCAGTTCCACGGAAGCGCGGCACGCCGACCGGCGGCCCCCAACAGCCGGATGGCGGCGACACCCTTCTGGCCGAGCACGATGCGGAACGAGGAGCGGTCTTCTTCGATGTGAAACCCCGTCCCCGGCGCAACACGGTTCGCCTGCTGCGTGCAGAACAGGCGTAGGTGCATCGAGTTCGGCGGCAGCTTCACGGAGAAGTGCGCAGCGCCGGGCCGAACCTTCGCGCGACTGGCGAGCAGGATGCCGACGAACTGCATGAACTCTTCGTCGAGGGGCAATCCGAGCGCCGCGGCACCCGGCGGAAGCGCGGGCGGCTCCTCTGTGAACTCCTGCTGCGGCGACAAGAGCGAGTGGTGCTCGTTCAAGTCGCGAGCGCGCACCCACTGCCACCCTTCCGGCCAGTGAAACTCGCCCTGCTTTCGGTACTTGAAGTCCGCAGGGAACATCGCGAGCACGGGGTGCTCGTGCGTGACCGTGATCGGCGGCCCGTTTCGAGGGGTGAGCTTGTAGACCGTCGAGTCGTACGCGCGGCTGGTCACCTCGGTGACCTTGCGCCAGCGACCCTTGTGCGTGAGCACGCGGTCGCCCACTTCGATTTCTTCGATGCGCGTGGGGCCCCTGTGCGTGAGCACGCGCTGGCCGGGGGGTAGGCACGCCATGAGATAGTCCGACGTGTGGCCCGCGGGCGAGTAGTTCATCATGCCGTTCATCCACGCTGCGACTTCATTGGTGAGTGGCTGGCCTCCCTGACTCGGGATGATCCACTTGCCGTTCTCCATCTCGACGGCGATCGACTCGACACCGAAAACCGGGTCGCTCTTGTTGCGGCCGGTGGTGAAGGGGCGCACGGGCACTGCGGATAGATCGCGTGTGAAGTCGAGAATGAACGACTGCGCAGCGTTCGACTCTACGAACACGATGGACAGGTAGCGTTGGTGCGTGTTCACGATGCGCTGCACGATCTCGGGGGCGGTCCATCGCCCCGACTCGATGCACAACACCTCGCGGTCGCCGTTCGGGTGAATGGCGATCGTAAAGATTACGCTCAGGTCAGAGTTCTTCTTACCCGTTCCGAGGTCTACGCCGGTCACGGTCATGTAGCCGGGGGGTACAACGCGCAGCTCGCCGGGCATGGAGCGCCCGGAGCCTCGTTCGAGGGCGCGCTTGAGCCACTCTTCACGAAACCGCGAGTCGGTGTCGTCGCGCGCAACGCAGAGAAGCTGTCTCGCGAATTCGAGACTGCCCATCGTCTTGCTCTCTTCGATACGCTCGGCGGGCCAGCGCTCGGGCCACGACAGGGAGCCGTCTTCACGCACGACGGGGTTGCGTTCGGAGAACCAACCCGGCAGGGCCGCCAGCCGGTGCATCAAGTCTTCGGGGTGCCACGCCGTACCGACGAGCCAGATGAAGGCGTTGGCGGTCATGCGCCCTGAGATGGTCGCGTTGTACCAGCGGTACAGGTCGTCGCGGGCGTGGTCGGTGCGCGTGTTCTCGTAGTCGAGCACGTCGTCGAGGAAGGCCCCGTCGAGGCGCGAGCCGAGCACGTTGCCGTGCACACCGACGGCTTGCACAGAGGGGTCGCGGGCGGCGGACGTGCGCTTGACGGTGATGGCGGCGTCGGACCAGCGATCCCCTGGGACGAGGTTCGGAAAGACGAGCCGCAGCTCTTCGGACTGCTCGATGTACGTCTTGATTGCTTTAACAATCTTGACTGCCTGCCCCGCGGTGTTCGAGACGATGGCGAGGCGCAGGTCGGGGTTGTTCCCGAGGAGCCAGAGGGTGCGCATGACGCACAGCGAGAAGGACTTACCCGACTCGATGTGCGACCAGATGACGGCGCGCTTGTGCTTGCTGGCGATCTCGTGAAACCGGCGGTGGATGGGGGCCTGCCGGATGGGCTTGTGGGTGAGCTCGTCGCGCCCCACGAACTCGCAGAACACGTCACACGACAGCCGAGCCGCGGCGATGCGGATACGCTGTGCGCGTTCGAGCATGTCTCTCGCCGCGTCCGGGTTGGCGGCGAGCCAGTTCAAGACACGTTCTTTGTTCCGCTCGTCGAGCATGGCGCTGTTCATTGTTGTATGAGTAGCGTTGCCATGCCGAAGCAGCAATACACGCGGGACTTGTACGAGACGTTGCTGGTGTACTACCGGGACCACGCGGAGGATCACGCGGAGGCTGCCCGGCGGTGTAAATGCACACGCAAGCTGGCACAGACGACCTACGAGCGCGGGTGGCGCGGCCTTGCGTGGGCGAAGCCGCTGCGCGAGGTGCTGGAGTCTGAGCAGATGCAGGCGCGGGCGGCGCGCTTGAAGATGGAGCGCGAGTCCTTGGAGGCCGAGGAGCGCGCACGCATGGACGCACGAAAGGATGCGTTGGAGGCGCGCGCCGCAGAGGCGAAGGGCGCGAAGCTGAGCAGGGCGAACGCGATCATGTTCTCGGCGGCCTGCTCAAAGGCGCTGGTGGGGTTGCAGCGCTTGGTCGCGGAATTCGAGGGCCGCACACAGAGCCCCGCCGCTGTGCAGAGCATGTCGTTGAAAGAGATTCGCTACTGGATCACGACCGTCAGCGGCGCCGTACGCGACGCACAGGTCATGTTGAAGACGGCCCTAGAGATCGAACGCATCGTCACAGGCGAACCCCTGGCCGTGCTCTCGATCCGCACCGAGAACATGGGCCCGCAAGAGATGTACGCAGAGCTCACCCGCACCCTAGAGTCGCTGCGCATCCTCAAGCACCTCCCCAACGGCACCGAAGGCAGAGACGCCGCCCTCGACATCCTAGACATAGACCCCACCGCCTAGCCGCGCTTCGAGTAGGGGCAGGGGTC